CGGCATGGGAATCTAACTCTTGGCCATGGAATAGGCCTAAACAACTAGGGGAGTCTGAAACGGTATGAAACCAAAACAAAAACCACACTATGTAAATAACAAGGAGTTTTCACTGTCTGTGGTTGACTATGTGAAACTTGTAAATGAGGCGCAAAAAGCTGGTACTAAGCTTCCTATAGTTCCAGATTATATTGCAACTTGCTTTCTTAAGATCGCACAGGGCTTGTCACACAAGGCCAATTTTATTCGCTATACATATCGCGAAGAGATGGTAATGGATGCGGTAGAAAACTGTTTGAAAGCAATTACCAATTATAATATTGAAGCTGCAACGCGCACAGGTAATCCCAATGCATTTGCATACTTTACACAAATATGTTACTATGCATTCCTACGTAGACTTGCAAAGGAGAAGAAACAACAAGACATCAAATTCAAATATATCGAAAAAGCTGGTATAGAAGATTTTATTATGGGTGCAGATACCGATAGTACTATTGATTCTACCACAAGAGCCTTTGTTGATCAACTTAGAGATCGTATTTCAGTAGTACGTGGAAAAGATGAATCAATCAAAGAATTTGCAAAAGAAGAAAAGAAGAAAGAAAAGGCTCGCAAAGCGGAAGGCCTAGAACTCTTCATGGGAAACTAAATGAAAATAGCAGTCTTGAATGACACCCACGCTGGTGTTAGAAATAGCTCGGACATATTTCTAAATTATCAAAAGAAGTTTTATGAAGATCAATTCTTTCCATATTTGAAAGAACATGGCATTACACAGATCTTGCATCTGGGTGATTACTATGATCATCGTAAGTTTATTAACTTCAAAACACAAAACGAAAATAGGAAGATGTTCCTTGAACCTATGAGAGAAATGGGTATCACAATGGACATTATTCCAGGCAACCATGACGTATTCTATAAGAACACAAATGACTTATGTTCTCTTAAAGAACTACTTGGTTACTATACAACTAACGTTAACATTATTATGAAGCCAACTGTAGTAGACTATGATGGTCTACGTATTGCATGTATTCCGTGGATTAATAACGAAAACTACGAATCTACTATGAAGTATCTTTCTAAAGTAGATGCTGATTGGGTAGGATCTCATTTAGAACTTGAAGGTTTTGAAATGATGAGAGGTGTAACTAATACACATGGTATGAGTAAAAATACGTTTAAGAGATTTGAATGTGTTATGTCAGGCCACTTTCATACTAAATCAGCACAAGACAATATACATTACCTAGGCTCACAATTCGAGTTTACATGGGCAGATGCTAGTGATCCCAAATACTTTCATATTATTGATACTGAAAATCGCTCACTTACACCTGTCAGAGTAAACCAAACATTGTTCAAAAAAGTCCTTTACAACGACACTAAAATGGATTATAATAACTATAATTGTCATGAACTTATAGATAAGTTTGTCAAGGTGGTTGTTGTTAATAAAACAGATCACTTTATGTTTGATAGATTTATTGATCGTATTCAGCAAATCGATCATCATGACTTAAAGATAGCCGAGACGTTTGACGAATATATCGGTGAAAACGTAGTTGATGGTGGTATCTCTGTTGAGGATACTACTGAACTGCTTGACTCATATGTTGAAGCGGTTGATACAGATCTAGATAAGGAAAGGATGAAAGCCTTAATGAGAGGTCTATATGTTGAAGCACAAAATAGTGAGGTGCTATGATTAGATTTAAGTCAGTCCAGTGGAAGAACTTTCTTTCAACTGGTAATAATATAACACGTATTGATTTAGTTAAGTCTCCATCCACTCTTGTGGTTGGTCAGAATGGCGCTGGTAAGAGTACTTTGCTGGATGCACTTTCGTTTGGATTGTTTGGTAAACCCCACCGAGCGATCTCTAAAAATCAACTGGTCAATACTATAAACAAAAAGCATACTATTGTTGAAGTTGAGTTTGATGTTGGCGTACATAAATTTAAGATTGTGCGTGGTATCAATCCAGGGAAGTTTGAAATCTGGCAGAATGGTAATATGATTAATCAATCATCAACTGCTCGTGACTATCAGAAGTTCCTTGAGACTAACATATTGAAATTAAACCATAAATCCTTCCACCAAATTGTAGTGCTAGGTTCTTCATCGTTTATTCCATTTATGCAATTAAATGCTGGTAATCGAAGAGATGTTATTGAAGATCTATTAGACATCAATATATTCTCTAAAATGAATAGTATCCTTAAAGATAAGATCTCTAAGAATAAAGAAGAGATCAATGATGCTAACTACCGCCTTGAGTTAGCTAAAGAGAAAATTACTATGCAAAGGAAGTATATAAGGGACATTACTGAAATTAATGACGAAGTAATACGCGAGAAAGGGAGTCTGGTCATCAAGAACAAAGATGAGTGGGTATTCTTACAATCAAGTAACTCAGAGTTAAGTCAGCAGATTCAGGAAAAGGAAAAGCCTCTAACCGATGCTCTATCAACCTTTCATGATAAAAAACAATCACTTTTAGGGTATTCTGCACAGTTTAAGCAGCAAATGCAGGGTGTAGTTAAGGACGCAAAGTTCTATGAGGACAATGAAGAGTGCCCGACATGCAACCAGACCATAAAAGAAGACTTAAGGCAAAGTAAGCTTAAATTAGCCCAAAGTAAGGCAAAAGAACTACAAACGGCTATGGATAAATTAAGTGTTGAAGGTGGTGAAGTAGAAGATTCAATTGAAAATATCAATACTCAATTAAGTGAAGTACGTGATATGCAATCTACTATTAATGCTAATAATATGGCCATTACTCGTTTGCAAAAAGAGATCTCAGCATTGGAAGCTGATATAAATAAACTTACAGGTAGCGAAGGAGATCTAGGTCAAGCTAATAAAGACTTGAATAGTGTCGTATCTGAACGTGATTCTCTTGGTGAGCTTAAACTTAGGCTTATGGAAGAAAAGAGCTATTCAGACGCTGCAGGTGAAATGCTAAAAGATACTGGGATTAAGACAAAAGTAATCAAACAGTATCTTCCAGTCATGAACAAGTTGGTTAATCAATACCTTCAAGTTCTTGACTTCTTTGTTTCGTTTAATCTCGATGAAAATTTCAACGAGGTGATTAAGTCAAGACATCGTGATGCATTTAACTATGCGTCATTTTCTGAAGGTGAAAAGCAGCGTATTGATTTATCACTGCTATTTACTTGGAGGCAAATTGCGAAGATGAAAAACTCTACATCAACAAATCTTTTGATTCTAGATGAGACTTTTGATTCCTCGTTAGATCATGATGGTATTGACAATTTGATGAAGATACTTGGAACACTAGAAGATGATAGTAATGTGTTTGTGATATCGCATAAAGGTGATTTGCTGGACGGTAAGTTCAGATCCAAGATTGAATTCGTTAAAGAGCACAACTTTTCAAAGGTAGCGTAAATGCAAGTAAAACTAGTAAGTCATTCAGTTCCGACTGAAGAATATCGCATACAAGGAATTGAAGACACACAAGACTTGGTAGCATACACAGCTCGTGTATCTAATCCAGGCAATCAAACAAACAAGCAAACTGCTGATAAGCTTATCAAATATCTAATGAAAAATGACCATTGGTCTCCATTAGAAATGGCTAGTGCTTGTTTGGAAATAACAACAACCCGTGATATTGCTCGTCAAATCCTGCGGCATCGCTCGTTCTCGTTTCAAGAGTTCTCTCAGCGTTATGCTAATCCGGATAAAGAACTAGCAGGAGCTTTTATAACCCGTGAAGCAAGGTTACAAGATCCAAAAAATAGGCAGAACTCTATTGAGATCGAAAATGATCCTAATATCCAGTTGAATGCCACACAACAAGAGTTAGTGACTGATTGGCAAAGACGTCAACACTCGGTCACTAATGCAGCTAAAACCGCTTATGAGTGGGCTATTGAAAATGGTATCGCTAAAGAACAAGCAAGAGCAGTATTGCCTGAAGGTATGACTGTATCTCGTATGTACATGAATGGTACCCTTAGATCATGGGCTCATTTTATTAGCTTACGATCAGGAAATGGAACACAAAAAGAATGCATGGAAGTAGCAAAAGCGTCCGCAAAGGCATTAGAACCAATATTTCCAATGATAGTGGACTTCGTAAAGTAACATATACTCAAAGGGACTGGGATCGAACTGTCGGTTGGGGCTCAGTCCCTGAGAAATATAAATTGAAAAAAAGTGAAAAAAAGTGAAAAAAGTCCTTTACATTTCAGTGAAACTGTGATAGAATATATCTATCAAATGGAAAATTAAATGTTTTCCGATTGAAATGGAAGGAGACTAATATGACTGTAAACAACTCTAAATCAATGTTGGCTAAACTATTGGCCAAAGAGAACATTACTATAGTTCACGGTAACTATAGGACTGCTTTCTTTGATGTTGAAAGACGTACCTTAGGTTTACCATTGTGGGATAACCTTGAGGATGTATATGACCTGTTGGTCGGACATGAAGTAGGTCACGCTCTTGAAACACCACCTGAAGGCTGGCATGACGCTGCTGTAGAAATACCTGGCTGTCCTCGTAGCTACATCAACGTTGTGGAAGATGTTCGTATTGAAAAGTTGATTCAACGTCGCTATCCTGGTTTGGTATCATGCTTTAAGCGTGGTTACCA